GTGACGTTGAGGTATCGGCGGATGATGACAGCGAGGATCCGGTTCGTGATAAGGTAGACGAACTTGAGGGCATTTCTAAGGGCTACACTGACGATGTGCACACTCTGCTTGAGATGCATGTCGATCTGGACATTGAAGGATTTGAAGACACAGGGCCGGATGGTCAGCCCACAGGGATCAAACTTCCATATATTGTCACCATCGATCATGGGTCAGGTGAGATCCTTTCTGTTACTCGGAACTACGATCAGGGCGATGCACTCAAGCGCAAGCGGCAGTATTTCGTTCACTACAAGTTCCTGCCGGGTCTGGGCTTCTATGGCTTTGGCCTGATTCACATGATTGGCGGCTTGGGTCGAGCCGCAACAAGCATTCTGCGTCAGTTGATTGATGCTGGTACGCTGGCGAACCTGCCATCAGGTTTCAAGGCGCGAGGCATTCGTATTCGTAATGACGATGAACCTCTTAGCCCAGGTGAGTTCAGGGACATTGATGCCCCTGGTGGGGACATCCGCAACTCGATTATTCCGCTTCCGTTTAAGGAGCCGTCTGGCACGCTGGCACAGTTGCTGGCGTCATTGATTGAAGGTGGTCGCCGTTTTGTATCTATCGCTGATCAGCAGATTGGCGAAAGCCAGAGCGGAGATATGCCCGTAGGCACAACTGTGGCATTGCTTGAGCGTGGCATGAAAGTTATGTCGGCTATTCATAAGCGCTTGCATTATGCCCAGAAGACAGAGTTCCGGCTCCTCGCTAGAATTTTCGCGGAAAATCTCCCTCCCGTGTATCCTTACGAGGTAGCCGGAGCACCTTCTGAAATCAAAGCACAGGACTTTGATGGACGAGTGGATGTCATTCCGGTATCGGATCCGAACATCTTCTCCATGGCCCAGCGCGTAACGCTGGCGCAAACACAACTGCAACTGGCTCAGTCTAATCCGGGCATCCACAACCTGTATGAAGCATACAAGCGTATGTATCAGGCGTTGGAAGTTCAGAACATTGACGAGATCTTGCCTGCCAAGAAAGAGCCACAACCCACCAGTCCGAGCATTGAGAATGCGAAGGGTATGCAGGGTGAGTTGCTTTCGGCCTTCCAAGAGCAGGACCATGATGCACATATCATGGCTCATGTGACGTTTATGAAGTTGCCATTGGTATCTACTTCGCCGAACATTTATGCTATATTTATGGGACACCTTCAGGATCACATTTCCATGAAGGCACGTCTGACTGTAATGGCTCAAGTCCAACAGCAGCAGGCGCAGGCGCAGCAAATGGCACTGGCCGCTCAAATGGGTGCAGCAGATCCAATGATGGCGCAGCAACAAATGCAAGCCGCATCTGCGATATCTGAAGACGTGATTGAAGCCGAAGTAGCAAGACTAGAGGCACAGTTTACTCAAGAAGTAGTACAGATGTTGGCTCCGCCGGACGGACAGCAAGATCCACTTGTTGCCATTCGACAGCAGGAGTTGGCCATCAAGGCCGCAGAATCCCAGCGCAGAGCGCAACAGGATGCGGCAGAGCTAGACCTAGAACGCCAGAAGCTCCAACAGCGGGCAAGGACTGACGCAGCGCGGATCGAACTCCAAGAGGAGATCGCAGAAGACAGGGCAGATGTGAACAGGGAACGCATCCAGACCCAGCGTGAGTTGGCGATGCGTAATAGGTAATTGGATCCAGTAACAGCGATGGCAACCGCCTCTGCGGCGTTTGGTGCAATAAAAAAAGGCTTCGCCATAGGTCGCGACATTGAGGCCATGGCCTCAGATCTCGGTCGCTGGATGGGCGCGCTCTCGGATCTAGATCAGGCCGAGAAAGAGGCTAAAAATCCCCCTATATTTAAGAAACTCTTTGCTGGTAAGTCCGTGGAGCAAGAGGCTATGGAAGCCTTTGCTGCTAAATCAAAAGCAGAAAAGCAAAGAGAAGAATTAAAGACGTGGATACAATATACAATGGGGCAGTCCAAATGGGATGAACTCATTCGCATGGAAGCCAATATTCGTAAACAGCGGCAGGAAACGCTGTATCGTCAGCGTGAAAGACGCCGGAAGTTTGTAGAGATTATAGCAATCGCCGGTTGTTTGATTTTTGGCGCCTTTGCTTTAAGTTTGTTTGTGTGGTTTTTAGTGCAGAGGACTAAGGTATGACTCCTGAGAAACTAGATGCATGGCGCATTGTGCCACGGCTGTTAATCCTGTCTTATATGGTGGTTTTCTATCAGACCTGTCAGTGGTTTATGTCATTGCCGGAGCCGAATAACGCCCAGGCCGGATTTGTATCAGTAATCGTTGGCGCGGGAGCGGCATGGTTCGGTCTTTATGTTAATAGTAAACCGGCGCCGAAGAGTGAATGATCCATGTCTTCTTGCTTCTTGTCTATTTGGGAGTGGGAGACGAGCGTAGGCTGGTTAGTAACGATATGTATTTCCGGTCTGTGAAGGAGTGTAACTTCTACGCGGCGGAACTGTCTAAACGGTTTGGAAACTACGGATATATAGACCGAATGGACAAAAGGGATAGAGTTACGGCATACTGTGTGCCGAAGCACATAAAGGAAGGCTCTATCGAAGTTTATTGAGGGAGAATGAAAAATGATGAGTTTACTAGGTAGCCTGTTGGGTTTTGGAACCAGTTTTCTTCCGGAAGTTCTGAACTTCTTCAAGGCAGGGCAAGAGCACAAGCAAAAACTGGAAACGATGAAGCTGGAAGCCGAGCTAATGGAAAAACGCTCTGCGCTGAAACTTCAAGAGCTAGATAAAAAAGCAGACATTGCCGAGACAGAGGGGATATACGCACATGATCGAAGCATTGATGCAGGAGGATTTGTCAACGCTCTTCGCGGCAGTGTGCGCCCTGTTATTACTTACGCATTCTTCTTGATGTTCGCGGCTACTGAGGCGGTAATTATCGTCAAAGTATTAGAGACTGGCGGAGATTGGAAAGATGCTGTAGAATTGATGTGGACAGATGAGACCGCCGGACTCTTTGCGGCGATTATGTCGTTTTGGTTTGGCAATCGTGCCGTCAGTAAATATATGAGGACAAAGTAATGCCGTTTAAAGATTATAGCCCGAAGCAGAAGAAGCTGGCTCGCGTAGCGGAGCCGCGTGATGCGATTACAGGTGCCGATTTTGAGGCTCTGAAGAATAGCAAGATGGGTGGAGGCATGGTTAAATATGCTGAAGGTGGCGATGTTCGCAGAGAGATGCTTATGCAACTCTTGGAAGATGCCCGTGAGAACAACGATGACGACAAGATCATTGAGATTGAAGCTGAACTGTTCCAGATGGGAGACGGCGAAGCCATGATGGGCGGCGGCATGGTCAAAGGCAAAGGCTACCGCTATGGTGGTAAAGTCAAGGGCATGATGGGCGGTGGAAGCACTGGCTCAAATCGCATGAAAGGCCGTGGCTGTGGTGCAGCGATGTCCGGCAAAGGATTTAGTGGGACGTACTAATGCCAACGATTATGATCAGTATTCTACCGGATGGTGCTATTCCGGTAGACAAGATGTCAGACGATGATGACGGGAAGAATTGTCCTCTCCCAACGCAAGACGCTGACCTGAACGCTGAAAACCGTGAGATCGCGGTGGAAGAAGCGAACTATCGCGAACCGAATGTAACTTCGGCTTTCCGCGCAGACCAAGCATGTGGAAGTTGTGCCGCATATAATCAAACCGAAGAAATGATGGAATGCATTGGAGATGAAACTGGCAATACGGGTTATTGCCAGATCTGGAAGTTTGTTTGTGAAAGCGATAATACATGTGATAGCTGGGCAGAAGGCGGGCCAATCACAAGCGATAAACAAGCAGGCTACAAAGATATTATCTAATGGATGTTGCAGACTTCTCAAAATACATATATAAATTGTTGGCACAGCGTGAAGAACAGATCGCTGACATGTTGACATCTGGTGGCGTTCAAAACTTTGAGCAATACCAGCGGTTGGTGGGAGAAGTACAGGGACTTGTCTACGCCAAGGAAGAAATCAAATCCCTGCTGGAGAAAAATGTAGACGATGGCGAAGACATTATACGTTCCTGATCATATAGCACGATCAAAAGAAAAAGAGTCTGTAACTGCCGAAAAAGCCTATGTTGAACCCAACAAGCGGGTTCTGGATCCAAATCTCCTCGATAAATCCCTGAAAGAACGGTTGCCGCAACCCACAGGTTGGCGGCTTCTTGTTATGCCTTATCAGGGTAAAGCGAAGACCGATGGCGGCATTCTTATCCCTGACCAAGCGCGTGAGCGAGAAGCATTGGCTACGGTTGTTGCCTATGTTCTCAAACTCGGCCCGCTGGCTTATCAAGATCCAAACAAGTTTGGTGATAACCCAGAGCCGTGGTGCAAGGAAGGCGAATGGGTATGCATTGGCCGATATGCGGGGTCTAGATTTAAGATTGATGGCGGCGAAGTACGCATCATCAATGATGATGAGGTTATCGCAACAATCTTAGAACCAGATGATGTGAAACATGTCTGAGGAGGCGGTTATGGCTGAAGCACAGGCTATTGAAGAAGAAAATGTTGAGGTAACTCTTGACGAGGGGCAGAAGAACGCTAGTTCAGAAGACGTTGCTGTTGAGGAGGCGCTTGAAGAGAGCGCATCCAAAGAGGCTTCGCCTGATGATGAACTGGATAGTTATAGCAAGAGCGTTCAGAAGCGGATCAAGAAACTCACTGAAAAGTATCGTTTTGCAGAGCGCGATAAGGAAGAAGCCGCTCGTATTGCTGAAGTTCTAAAGAAAGAGAACGAGCAGTTAAAAACTCGTTTGACTAATCTGGACAATGGATACCTGACAGAATATGGAACTCGGCTAGAGTCTCAGCTAAATCAGGCAAAGGCAGCCTATCGTGACGCTCATGAGCGCGGTGATGTGGACGCGATGTTTGAGGCACAGCAGTCTTTGTCCAAGATATCGATTGAGCAAGAGCGTTTCCGGCTTGCAAAGCAACGTCAAGAGCAGGCGCCTAAAGAAGTCCCTGTTCAGGCGGAGCAACAGCCCGCACCAACGCAAGCTCAAGCACAACCAGTTTCGACCCCACATCCGAAAGCCGAGAAATGGGCTGAGAAGAACACATGGTTTGGGGAAGACGAAGTAATGACCGCCGCAGCCATCGCCATCGACAGGCAGTTGATTGGAGAAGGATTTGACGGAACGGAGGATGAATACTATACTCAATTAGATTCTAGACTTTCGGAACGCTTTCCGAAAGAACTCGGTTCTAAGAACGGGGGAAGTTCAAGGGTCGCCTCGGCTTCAACTTCCGCATCCCGCAGTGGTAAACAGGGGCGCAGGACCGTCAAGTTGTCACCTTCACAGGTAGCAATGGCTAAAAAACTTGGTGTTCCTCTTGAAGAATACGCTAAGTATGTAAAGGACTAAGCTATGAGTGACGCAAGACAACCTCGGTCTACACAAACCCGCGATAAAGAGTCGCGCAGAAAACCATGGGCACCGCCCAGCCGATTGGATGCACCAAAGGCTCCCGATGGATATACTCATCGTTGGATCCGGACTGCACTCAGAGGTGACGAGGACAAGATGAATGTCCATTCCAAACTCCGTGAGGGTTGGGAACCAGTCAGAGCCGATGAGTACCCTGGATTTGATTATGCAGTTCTTGACGAAGGGAAACATGCAGGTGTGATTGGCACTGGCGGACTAATGCTAGCCCGTATACCTGAAGAGACAGCACAGGAAAGAAACGCGTATTACGGGGGCCGAACCCGCGAACAAATGGTTGCTGTTGACCAGGACTTAATGAAGGAACAACATCCTTCCATGCCTATCAGTAATGAAAGGCAAAGTCGTGTAACCTTCGGAGGTCGCAAGCGCGACTCCGAGTAGCTTGATAAGGAGCAAAACCCATGGCAAATGCTAATGGTTCATTTGGCCTCCGCCCTATCTCTAAGTTGGGGCAGAACGCCAATTCAACCGGTGCGTCTGGGTACACACTCTATGAGATTGCCTCTGGCAACACCAACGCTATCTACCAAGGTTCACCGGTCATTCCTCTGTCCACAGGTTATATTGACATTGTGGGCGCGGCGGCAGGTGGCACCGTAGGTCTTCTGGGTGTTTTCTGGGGTTGTGAGTATGTATCTTCGACCACTGGCGAGAAAGTATTCTCAAACTACTGGCCTGGCTCTGGCGCGGATTCTAATCATCCCGTCAAGGCTTTCGTATATGATGACCCAATGCAGTTGTACGCAATTGCATCTGATGCATCATTGACCAGCAAGGCGACTCTTCGTGGTCATGTCTTCGCTAATGCTAACTTCTCTAGCGGTACTTCAGGTTCTACCACAACAGGTATTTCCTCTGCTGCTCTGGCCGTTAGCACAATTGCTACCACTAATACGCTCAACCTGCGTATTATGGGTTGGCAAGAAGATCCTGAGAATGAGGACTTCACCGCTGCTGGTATCCCTGTAATCGTGCGTCTGAACAACCACTTCAATAGTGCCAATGGTGCTATCGCTGGTGGTACTGTTTCGACCACTGGCGTATAAGGAGGCACAGTAATGGCTATTTCTCGCGCACAACTGGCGAAAGAGCTGGAACCTGGCCTCAATGCCCTCTTTGGCATGGAGTACAGCCGGTACGAAAACCAGCACGCCGAAATCTTCACCACTGAGTCCTCAGATCGTGCATTTGAGGAAGAGGTTATGCTTTCCGGGTTTGGCGCCGCTCCGACTAAGTCGGAAGGTTCCGCCGTCAATTTTGACGATGCCAACGAAGCATATACCGCTCGGTACAACCATGAAACCATTGCTCTGGCATTCAGCATCACTGAAGAAGCTGTTGAGGACAATCTCTATGATCGTCTGTCAACTCGCTACACTCGTGCGCTGGCCCGTTCAATGGCCCACACTAAGCAGGTAAAAGCCGCTTCAATCCTGAACAATGGCTTCTCCGCTGGCGCATTTGCTGGTGGCGATGGCAAGGCATTGCTGGCGACTGACCACCCGCTGACAAACGGTAGCACCTTCGCTAACGAGCCATCAACGGCTGCTGACTTGAACGAAACTTCTCTGGAAGACGCTCTTATCAGCATTGCTGGCTTCGTTGACGAGCGTGGCCTGAAAGTTGCCCTGCGCGGCATGAAGTTGGTGGTTCCTCGTCAGCTTCAGTTCGTTGCAGAGCGTCTGATGGTATCAAACCTGCGTGTCGGCACTGCTGACAACGATGTAAACGCAATCCGTTCAATGGGCATGTTGCCTGATGGCTATGCTGTCAACGACTTCCTGACAGATCCGGATGCGTTCTTCGTTATCACAGATGCTCCTCGTGGCTTTGTTCACTTCGAGCGTGTGCCTCTGTCAACTCAGATGGAAGCAGACTTCGATACTGGTAACATGCGCTTCAAGGCTCGTGAGCGTTATAGCTTCGGCTTCTCCGATCCACGTTGCGTGTTTGGTTCACCAGGCGCATAAGGGTATTTCCCGTAGGAAAGGGCGGCTTCTCAGCCGCCCTTTTTTCTGTTAGTGTATATTTAACCTTACGCGATGTAAGATGTTTCCTCCCTAAACTCGGAGCCGTATTGATTGCGGCTCCGTTCTTTTTGGTGTATTCTGTTTTTGGGCACCACATTAGCTTTGTAGACAGGATTATGCCCACCTGACATTGCACGGACTACAGAGCGAACCCTTGTGCAAGAGGTGATAAAATGGCTTCTACAACTTTTTCTGGTCCCGTGACCTCAACTGCCGGTTTCATTTCCGGTTCTGACTCCCTTGTTTCTGTTGCTGCTAACGTGACGCTGACTTCTGCCAGCCACGCTGGTCGTACTATGGTTTTGGATATTGCTAGCGGTGCAACTGTTACTCTTCCTGCCGCGTCTGGTACAGGTAACATCTACAAGTTTTTTGTTGCTACGACAGTAACGTCTAACGACTACATCATTCAGGTGGCTAACGCCAGCGACACAATGGCCGGCATGGCTATCGTAGCGAATGATGGTGGCGACACGGCGTCTATCTTTGAAACTGCCGCAGACAGTGACACGATTACAATGGATGGCTCTACAACTGGCGGTATTCTTGGCGCACAAGTAGAGATCCAAGACGTAGCGTCTAACGTGTTCTCTGTTGTGGTGCGCACCGCAGCAACTGGTACAGAAGCTACTCCTTTCTCTGCCGCTGTTTCTTAATAGGGGCTTATCATGGGTAAGCTCAACGGTGGCAAAAAGCCTATCAAGAGGGCGGTGAAAGCCGTTAAGAAGGCTGTATCAAGAAAGGAGGCTTAGATGGCTGGTCCAGTAAAAGCCTATAACACAACGGCAACTGGGGCTGTAGGCCCTGCTCGTTCACGCATCAAACAGGTTGGCGTATTTTGTACAGGCGCGGGTGCCTTTACTATTACCAGCGGTAATGGTGGAGAAACCCTGCTTCAGCAGAAGTTTCCTGTTGGGCATACTTTGCTCAACATTCCAGGAGACGGGATTATTGCTGAAAACGGCGTCTATATAAGTGCTATATCTGGTACTGCTGCTGAACTGACCATTTTTCTTGGGTAAAAACAATGTCTGTCCACGAGATAAGATCTATATCTCAGGTTGGCACAAGCGAACCGTTTGAGCTACAGGTTGCTCGTGGGCAGATTCCAGGTCATTCTTTTGTTCATAAGTTTGGGGCTGTTCCTGAAATGTCGATTAGTACGACAGGAACGGTTTGGGATGTAGACGACACACTCTATCCTTGGTCATCTTTTTCAGCGGCTGGGACACTAACAGTAGATCGAGCAAACGCTGGAGATGCAGATAAGATCATTACGATTGTTGGTTTAGACGCTAACTACAATGAAATTACTGAAAATGTGACGCTTACTGCCGCTACAGGCAACGCCACAACACAATCATTTATTCGTGTATATAGAGCCTATATGTACAACGGCTCCGCAACAAATGTAGGAAACATCACCATTAAAAAGGGAGCAACAACTGTTGCTCAAATAACCGCTGGTAAGGGGCAAACCCTTATGGCTGTTTATACTGTTCCCGCTGGATATACAGCATATCTCACCCAAGGGGTCATGACCATTGAAGATGGTGGTGACGCTACGGGTGATTTTTTTGTGCGTTATGGCGGAGAGACAGCATTTAGAATAGGCCATACCTTTGAAGTAGCCTCTTCTGAATATCACTATGCTTTTAGCGTTCCTTTTGCTGTTCCTGAAAAATCAGACATTGATGTTCGCGCAAGTGTGAGAACTAACAATTCTCGCGTAACGGCCGCGTTTGACATGATCCTCATAAAAGAAAGGGGTCCACTGTAATGGCTAGAAAACCTGCAAAAATGCCTGCCCGAAACAAAAAGAATTTTCGCCCCACTAAGTCTGGTGCGGGGATGACTAAGGCTGGGGTTGCTGCATATCGCCGTAAAAACCCTGGTTCAAAACTCCAAACGGCTGTAACGGAGAAAAAGCCGAGCAAGGCTCGTGCTAAACGCCGCAGTTCATATTGCTCTCGTTCTGAAGGTCAGAAGAAGATGCACAATATTAATTGTCGCAAGACGCCTAATAAGCGTATCTGCCAAGCCCGTAAGCGTTGGAGATGTTAATGGCTGATTTATCAACAGAAGACAGACAATGGAAGTTTATATCGTCCATGGAAGGTGACATTAAAGTTATTTTTAATCGTTTAGACACGATAGAAAACAATCATTTGAAGCACATGCAGGATGACCTTTCTCAACAGAGCCAGCGCCTGTGGATGATTCTGATGGTGGTTTTTGCACAACTGTTCGCCATTTGTGGCGGCATGATTGTGCTTTGGATTACTCGATAATGGCTATTAGCAGGGCGCAAACTAGCAAGCAGGTGACGAAAGGTGGAAGAATGGCAACAAAAGATGCATGTTATCGAAAAGTTAAAGCACGATATAAAGTCTTTCCCTCTGCGTATGCTTCGGGCGCAATTGCTAAATGCCGAAAAGTGGGAGCTAAAAACTGGGGGACTGGAGGAAAAAGTAAGTCTTCTAAGACTAAGGTACGCTCAACTAAACGCAAAGGTAAGACCTACTAATGAAGGAAACAAAACCAAAACGAAAGTTCAGGGGCAAGCCGATAAAGGGCACAGCAGTAGCGAGAGGTTGCGGATGTGTCTTACCAAGAAGGCGTAAACGCACTAAAGGATCTGTGGAGCAGTCATAATGGCGGTTCGTAAGACAAAAAAGGGCGCAGCGCTCAAACGGTGGTTCAAGGAAGAATGGAAAGATGTTCGCACAGGTAAGCCTTGTGGACGCAAAAAGGGTGAAAGACGAGGTGTTCCGTACTGCCGACCAACGAAGCGAGTGTCTGGCAAAACGCCTAAAACGGCTAGTGAATTGTCGGCATCCGAAAAAAAGAGTAGAATATCCCAGAAGAAGCGTCTGGGACAACCTGCGGGCAAACCTCGGCGGGTCAAAGCAGTTAGGAGAAAGCGCAAATGAAGAATGGCAAAAAGAAATCGATGAACGGCTACAAAGATGGCGGTTCCGTCAGCCCTCGAAAAGCCATGGCTATGGGCTACCAGATGGGTGGCAATGTAGATGTCAAGAGAGCGCAGTTGTTTGCTCAAAATCTTGGAAATATGATGCAGGGTTCTGTTCCAATGCGTAAACCAAGAGGGCGTATGTAATGGCAACTTCTGGGTCAAGAGATTTTGCTCTCGATGTTTCTGACATCATTGAAGAGGCGTATGAACGGTGCGGATTAGAGGTTCGCACCGGTTATGACGCTCGTACTGCACGGCGTTCAATGAATCTGATGTTTGCTGATTGGGCAAACAGGGGGATCAATCTTTGGACTGTGCGTCAGAACACGATCACTTTGACCCAAGGCCAAGCCACGGAGACATTGGCGGCTGATGTGGTGGATTTGCTTGAGGTTGTGGTACGCCGTAGTGGCACCGATTATGACTTGAACAAAATTGGCCGTGGGGATTATCTTTCAATCCCTAATAAGACCACTGAGGGGCGCCCTTCACAGTATTATTTCAACAGGCAGATTTCCCCGCAGATTACCATGTGGCCTACACCTGAAAATAGTACGGATCAGATAGTTTATTACTACATTCGGCGCATTGAAGATGCAGACGCTTTGGTTAACGATGTGGAACTTCCATTCCGCTTTTTGCCATGCGCGGTGGCTGGAATGGCCTACTACATTGCACTCAAGAAGGCTCCGGAACGGATTCAACTCTTGAAGACCGTGTATGAGGAAGAGTTTCAGCGTGCAGCGGACGAGGATGAGGACAGGGTTTCATTGAAACTTCAGCCTGATATTCAGTATTTGAGGGTCTAATGGGCAATTATGCTTCTGGAAAAGATGCTTATGGAATATCTGACCGGTCAGGATTTCGTTATCGTCTGCGGGATATGAGAGTTGAATGGAACGGTTTGAAGGTAGGCGAGGATGAATATGAACCAAAACATCCGCAACTTGATCCAAGGCGTAAAACGGTGGATCCTCAAGCTCTGCGTAATCCTAGACCTGATACTGACAAAGGTCATGTCTATGTTTCAGTTGGTAACACAGTCTTTCCGCCAGTTGCTAAAGCGCAAATGATCGGAAGTGTTGGGTTCGTGACAGTGGTGGTATAAATGGCATTTACTTACAATGAACTAAAACAAGCGATACAAGATTATACGGAAAATCAGGAAACGACTTTCGTAAACCATCTTGATGATTTTATTCAAGGGGCGGAAGAGCGTATCCTTAAATCTGTACAACTTGAGTTTTTCCGTAAAAATGCCACAGGTTCTATGACATCAGGTAATAAGTATCTTGCTGTCCCTACAGATTTTTTAACGCCTTTGTCTTTGTCTATTACCAGTTCCAGTAACCATGTCTTTCTGTTGTACAAAGATGTAAACTTCATTCAAGAAGTAAACCCTAACCCTGCGACAACAGGTGTCCCAAAATACTATGCTTATTTTGATGTGAGCAATTTGATTATTGCGCCTACTCCTGATGATAATTACACCGCCGAGTTGCATTACATGTACCGACCAAACAGTCTCACTGCCGGCGCGGCGGGTGGAACAACATGGTTGAGTACCAATGCAGATAGAGCACTTCTTTACGGAAGTCTTCTAGAGGCGTATACTTTTATGAAGGGCGAAGCTGATGTGCTTCAGCAATATGAAAAAATGTTTGTTGAGGCTGTTACTAGGCTGAAAAACTTTGGGGAAGCACTTGAGGTTACTGACGCTTATCGTCAAGGAACCTTGAGGAGGCAAAAAACATAATGTTTAAAGCTGATTTGGAACTTCCTGAAACACCGATTGTAACGGTGCAAACGACTCAGAATCGGGGGTTTACTCCTGATGAAGTCGCAGAACGGTGCGTAAGTAAGCTGATTTCGGTCTCGGATTCCGCACCTCCAGCTATACGAGACCAAGCCAGAGCATTCCAAAAGCACATGGAAAAAGTTGTGGCGTTTTATATGCGGGAGGCTATCCGAAGTGATAGAACTACTGTATATAATAAATTATTGGATGCAGGGCATCCTGAACTGGCTGAAGCGATAAGGAGATTTTGATGGCTATCACCCAAGCAATGTGTACTTCCTTTAAACAGGAACTGCTCCAAGCTAAACATGATTTTACGGCCTCTACAGGCCATAGCTTTAAACTTGCTCTGTATACCAGCAGTGCAACTCTAGGAGCCACCACAACTGATTATAGCGCGACTAATGAGGTAAGTGGCACAGGGTATAGTGCTGGCGGTGGGGCATTGACTAATGTCACCCCTACCACAAGTGGCACGACTGCATTTACAGACTTTGATGATCTTACCTTTAGCACAGCAACAATTACAGCCAACGGTGCTCTTATTTATAACACCACAACAGGTGGTGGTTCTAGCACAACGGACTCAGTAGTTGTTCTTGCTTTTGGTGGTGATAAAACCTCGACAGCGGGTGACTTTACTATTCAGTTCCCAACTGCGGATGCAAGTAACGCTATCATCCGCATTGCCTAAGTAGGGGGCTAAAATGGCTCTTGTCATTGCGGATAGGATAAAAGAAACAACTGCGACCTCTGGTACAACGGATTTTGTATTAGATGGGGCGACTACGGGTTTTTCTGCCTTTAGTTCTGCTTTGTCTAATAGTGATACGACTTACTATGTTTGTGTTGATGGTTCTGATTACGAAGTAGGGCTTGGTACTTATGTATCTGGCACAAATACTTTGCAAAGAACTACGGTGTTAGCCAGCACAAACGCAGGAGCAAAAGTTAGTTTCTCGTCTTCAGCCAAAGAAATATTTATCACCTATCCCGCTGATAAAGCCATTTACCTTGACGGCAGTGATAACATTATTGCTGCCAATGGTAGTGCGCTAACTAACTTAAATGCTAGCAATCTTGCTAGTGGAACAGTAGATGATGCACGGCTTCCTGCTACCATCTCTTCTGATATTACGGGCAATGCGGCTACGGCTACAGCGTTAGCCACAGGTCGTACTATTGCCCTGAGTGGCGATGTAGCCGCTACAGGTGTTAGTTTTGATGGTACGAGCAATATAACGCTTACCACCACTATCCAAGCAAACTCTGTTGCGTTAGGCACGGATACAACAGGCAATTATGTCGCTGATATCACAGCGGGTAGTGCTATTGATGTATCAGGGGGCGGTTCAGAAACGGCGACTGTTACTATCAATGTAGATTTATCAGAGTTGACTACTTCTACCACAGATGGCGATGGTGACTTTTTTGTGGTTGTGGATGCGAGTAACGTCCAGCGCAAGTTGACCAAGGGTAATATCAATATCTCTGGTTTCAATAACGATGCTGGTTTCTCAACGACTACTGGTACTGTAACAAGTGTTGCTACAGGAACAGGACTAACTGGTGGCCCGATTACAAGCAGTGGTACTGTTTCACTAGCAACTGCTGGTGCAGGTGCAGGAACATATGGCTCTACTTCTAATAACACTAAAATAGATACAATCACACTTGACGCATATGGACGAGTAACGGCAGTTGCAACTGGCGATACTGGCGACATCCAAGGCGTAACGGCTGGTAACGGTCTTACAGGTGGTGGTACAACAGGAACACCAACTCTTAATGTTGGTGCAGGTACAGGTATTTCTGTAGCCGCTGACGCAATTAGTACTGATGACAGTGCTATTGTTCACGATGATTTAAGTGGATTTGTAGCAAATGAACACATTGACCACTCT